TCGTGCTCCTACTAACATTTCAAACATTGTGGTAATACCAATTGCCCAAGGCAAGATTGTTAGTGCAAACGGCACTGCAAACATTAGGAACAGTATTGTGTAGTCTAGAATGTATTTAAAAATATTCATTGTGTTTCCTTAAGATTTTTCAATTTCTACTTGTAGTGGCATACCTTGACTACGAGCTGACGTTAGTGTATCAGTACACTTTTGTTCAGCAATTTCGATGTAGTATGTGCCAGCTACTGCTTTACCTTGCTCGTGTACTTGCATAGTAATAGCTTGTGCAGATTCGGCAGTGTGTCCATACAATTCCATTAGGATTGCAATAACAAATTCCATTGGAGTTTTGTCATCGTTATAAAACACTACATTCCATTTTCGTGGAGGCGCAATCGTTGTTCTATCAACGGTTGCAATATCAGTTGAATTGCTCATTTTAAACCTTGTTAGTTAGAGTTATAGTTTAGTCGTTTTTGCGGCTTTGTTCTTTTAGCCAACGTTTGCGAGCTGCTTTTTTAGCGGCTGCCTTTTTTAGACTTGGTTTTGTAAAGTGCTGTCTTTCACGAAGTTCTCTGATAAGTCCATCGTTAGTTAACAGTTTCTTTAAGCGTCGACTTGCTTTGACGACATCGCCGCCACGTACATCAACACTAAGTCCTTTGCCTGCTGGGCTCTTTGGGTGGTTAGACATTTTCTTTTGTTTTCCTCAATACTGCAATTATGCGATTACCGTAAAGTGTAGGCTTGCTGTCAAACTCAACGTCAGATACTGTATCAACTATTCTGTTAATAATATCAAAACCCATTTCTGTTCTACTGCGCTCACGTCCTTTAAACTGTACAAGAACTTTTACTAAGGCACCTTTTTCAATAAAGCGTGTAACGTGTTTGCACTTTGTTTCAAAGTCGTGAATATCAATATTCGGACGAAACTGTACTTCCTTAACTTCAATCTTGGACTGTCGTTGGTTACGGGCCGCTTCTTTGGCCTTTTGTTTTTGTTCATACAGGAACTTGCCCATATCTACGATTCTGCAAACAGGCACATCTGCCTTGTCTGTAATCAATACTAAATCTAGGTTACTTTCAAACGCTTGACGCTTAGCTACTGAAGTATCTAATACTCCTAGCTTGTTATTATGCTCATCAATCACACGGACTTTTGGTGCTCGTATATCGTGATTGGCAACAACAGATGGTTGCTGACGCTGTGTATTTTTAGCCAAGTTGATTGTCTCTCCTAGAGTTATAGCTTATATATTTACTATACACGGCTGAGCTGTGTTTGTCAACCATTTAATGTTCCATCTACTAACATAGCATATTCTTCCCAACTTCCTAACAAGGGCTGGCGATAGCTATTGATGATTCTGCATAGTGCTTTGTTGCGATACTCCTCGGCTATCCAAGTAATGTCTAGCTGTTGGTTTGATGCCGCTACTGCTTGAAGTGCAACAAATACTTCTAGTTCGTTTGCAGTGTCAGCGTTAATTATAATATGATCTACTGTGTTAACTACACTTCTTGCCCAAGCAATAGTTGATTCATTTAGATTGTTTGGATTGTAGTAATAGGTGATACTAGTGTCAGTGAATACTTTATCCATTGTCACACATAGCTTTAAACGCACTTCATCTTCAGAGAAACCTAGTGCCAAGATACTTGGACCATTGTCGTTTAAGAATAAGCTAGGCGGCGTTACTTCGTAGATACTGTTGTTATTAATCATTATTCTTTTTTGTTTTAAGGGTTATATTTTTGATGCTTTTACTTGACGGATCTGTTATTGCTACACGGTTAAGTGTACCTCCGTTAGAAACAGGAAGCAGTGGTTTCACTTTTGGTTCCGTTACTGCTTCCTTTTCAGATGCAAGTGCTTTATACACTTCGTCTAATGTTTCTGGATCTGCTTGACTAAGCATAGCTTGCAAAGCAGGGTCTTCATTTGTAATCTCTTCTGTTATAGTTGTTGCGTCTGAGACCAGTTCAGATTTTTCTTCTACAACTGGCTCTTCTTCTTGTTGCGGCTTTTCTTTTATAATATTAGTATGCGCTATTTCTGGTACAATGTCAACCTGCTTTTTGTCTTTGACTACAGTTTTCTTAGTATGACGTTCAATTGTCATAACGCCTGCAATAACAAGGATAATAGCAAGTGGATCAAACACTGCAACCAACAATAGTATTACCCAACGTACTGCGGCTTCAAGTGTATTAGTGTCTGCTTGTTCACCATAAATTAAATCTGCTAGGTACTTAACAGGACCTACTTCTGCTTCTAACTTACGGTTTTCTTTTTCTAGTGCAAAGCGTTCTGTACGCAAAGTATCAATTTCGATTCTAGCAGTGTCTATTTTAGCATACTCGGCATCAACTGCAGATTGAATGTCCGCTGTTGTATCCACGCTTACACGTTCACGCAAGCGTTCAATAAGTGTTAGACTGTTTGCAATTTCATTCTCTGCATTGCCTCTTAGACGTGCAATTTCAGCTCTTGCAGTGCTGATAACAGCTTCATTGGGTTGTTGTGCTGTTTCTAGTACTCTTGCTATACGTGTTTGTAAGCTTGCTTTTTCTGCACGTAAATCACTTTCGTAACTGGCAATAGCAGCACGAGTTTGAGGACCAATGCGTCCATCTACTTTGGCACCAACCAAAGCTTGTAATGATCGAGCATCGTTTAGTCTTTGCAAACGTTCAAGCTCATCAATTTTAGCACTAACACGATCCAAGTCAGCTTGTAAATCAAGTTCTTGTGTGTTATTGCCTTTTGATTGTTCTACAGTGATAATAGCATTTTGTTCTGCAATAGCAGGTTCAATTCTAGTGTAAGCACTGTCAATGCGCTGTTGTTCTGCATCAATTTTATCTTGCAAGCCTGTGTCTGCATTATCAGCACGAGATTGTATGTCGATAATTTGAGTTTCAGCTCTTAGGATTAAATCTTCGTAACGTTGTGTTTCTTCTTGAATAACTTCAATTTTAGCAACACTTTCTGTTGCAACACTTGTTTGTTCAATGTGAGCTCTACTTAGAAATCCAAAGATACCCATACTAGTAATGAACATTAGTATTACTGTTGCAAGTGTTAAATAGAACTTCATTAACGCAGGTGTTGTATGCCAGTAGGCGTGTAGCCATACTGCCGTAGTAACTTTGGCTACTTCTAATGCACTACCCATAATGATAATAGGTATTACTGCGGCAGCAAATATTGCTGTCAAACCAATTATACTATAATACGCCGCTACTACACTTATGCATAGAGCTACGAAGAGTGTCCAAATCCCAAAGAATTTACCTGCGTTCATTTTAGTTCCTTATTTAATGTCAAACTTAGTTGCTACACCTTGTGCAATCAATTGTTCGTTTATGCTAACTAACTTGTCAGCGTCTTTTACATATATTTGTCCCATTACACGTCCAAACTTGCTACGCTTGTTAAGAATTGTTTCTACAACAAATTCTTTTGGTAACAGTTCAATTAGTTTAGCCTTTGACTCAACGGCACGTATTTTGGCTTCGACATCAGGACTGTGTAAATTGTCCGTGTCTACTCCAAAGAGCTTTATTCGCTGTTTAATTACAACGTTAAACCCTAAATCTATTTCTGCATCTACTGTGTTTCCATCTATTACAGATAACAGTTTAGCTGTGTAAGTATACAATGGTATGCATTCCTTTTAAATTGACTTAACTTTATTACAGTAGTATTTATCACATTGATAAAATATGACCATATAATATTTTTTACTGGATAGTAAAATTTAACAGAAAAAGGCAGATCCGAAGACCTGCCCAGTGCTGGAGAATATATTTGTGTGTATTATTGTGTGTAGAAAATATGTCGATCAATTGTTCCTACACGGTCCATTGAGCTCTTCCAATGTGGACTAACATACTTGGCGTGATACCACATAGCACCTTCAACAAGTCCTTGGTACTTGTTTGATGTGTATACTGCAACTGCTACGTCTACGCTGTCTTTCCAGTTTTTGCTGTTTGCAGGAACTGTGTCACTTTTGCCATCGCAGTACCAGCTAAACTGACACTTATAACGTTTCATTTGTCCGTTAGCGTGTTTGTGTCCTTGCTTAACAACTTCACATACACTGTCAGGAAAGCGTTCACTTGAAGTTCTATTAACAGTTACACGAGCTACTGCGGCTTTGCCTGCTGTGCTTTCAATGCCTGCTTCAAAGAAAATGTTTTGTGCTAGACAAAATACTTGTGGGAATTGATCGATGTTTTCTGCTGTAATGTCAACAGTTTGAGCATTTGCTCTTTGTACTGCTTGTTCTATAATTGCAGCTTGGTCGTCCATTGACGGTGATGCTACTGCAAAACTAACTGCACCTACTACTGCCATATTCATTGCTACTGAAGCTATTGTTTTAAACATTGTCTACCTGCTCTTTGATGTTCTAGTTAGTAAGTATAATATAACTAATAACCAACCATTTGTCAAGAAAAAAGTGCAAGAAAGAATCCTGCACCTTCAATGACTTATAAAATAGTTTGAAATTAATCTTCCCGTTTGCCTACGCCGTAGTCAATAACAACTGGAAAACGTGGAACACCATCTGGTGTAAGCTCAAAGAAACGACAAGTTGCCCAGTTTGGCTTTTGTGTGCTTTCTAACAACTCTTTCAATTGTGCTTGGTTACCACGTACACCACTGCCAAACTCACGTCCGTCTGCAAGTGCTAGTACAAAACGTTTTGCATAACCTGCCCACGCACCTTGTCCTTCAATTACTTCTACTACACGAAACTCTTCTGTAATGAACTCTTTGCGCTTTAGCAGGTTCTTACTGCGCTTACATTCATATGGTGCATCGTTGCGTACCATTTGTCCTTCGTATCCACGCTCCATATAGTCGCTGTACAGTGCGTCTAGTTCTTCTTGAAAGCTCGCATAGTCTGTTTGTACAATGTGTACTACATCGCTTGCTAGTGCGTTTGTAAGCACAATACGCTCCTTGAATAGCATATCAGGTTGGTTGCTGTTGTAGCAATCATAAACGTGAAATTGTACTAGCTCACGAGCTTCTTCAATCTCTGCTGGCTTGCATTTTACTTTGCGCACAAGGCTTGTAATCTTATTAAAGTCTGCTTTTAGTTCGTGATTGTAAAGTTCACCATCTAATACAATACCTGGGTTTGCTAGGATAAATGGTTCCACTGATTCCCAAATATGTGGACAACTTGTAATAGCTTTGCCACTGCGTGTCCATAGTCCGTTAGCATCTGCAACACAACGAATACCATCTAGTTTAGGTTGACTGTAGCCTGATTCCTGTGGACGCTTGGTGTAATCGTGTGCTAGCATTGGCTTGAACTTTGTGTAGCTGTCAATTTTGTTAACATCTTCAAAGTATTCTTTTTCTACGTTAATAGCCCAAAGTGCTTCTGCTTCGGCTTGTGCTTGTGACCGACTGTCTGTGGCATTAGCACGGCCAACGTTTTTAGCAACACTGATATTCCAGTTGCTGGTTACTTTTTGTCCATCAACTAGTCCACTGATTGTACGAGTGCCTGCTTTGGCATCTGTGCTGTATTGTACTGTCCATTCACGGACTTTGCCTTTTGTATCACGTTTATAAAGTGTTGGCAACGATACGATGTTTTTCATTATTTTGATACCTTTACTAGTGTTCTGTAGTGCATACGCTGAATGTTGTATCCGCCTGCAATAATTGTTTCAATGTCAATATGCTTTGTGCCAGCTTCTGTTTCAACAGTAAATAGTCCGTGGAAACCATCTGAACTACGTTCTACGTTGCTTGTTTTAACTTCTGTAATGTCTAGCTTTGTTAGTTTGTTAGCAATAGTTGCGTTACGCTTAGCAATCTTACTGTCTACGTGCTTGTTAGCTTTTTCAATGATACCTGCATCATTGTGGTAACCAGGTGCAACAATTTCGTACATTCCTTTACCACCGGCAGTTGCCCAAAGTGTTTCGTACCATTCGTAATCACCTAATTCTGCTTTAAGCTCTTTGTTAGCCCAAAAATCAGCAACAGCAGCTTTGCGTTCAAAGAAGTAAGCAATTTCAGCTTCACGAAACTTAGCATCAAACTCTGCAAATGTAGTTTCAAGTGTTTTAGTAATTGCTTCAAATGTTTCAAATGTTGTTGTCATCTTGCTTCTTTCTTACTGTTTATACTAATAATATACAGTAAGATGTCTTGGTTGTCAACCACTAAATGCAAGTTTTTTTGATTATTTTACGCTACACAGTAAAAAAGTAAAGCTTGCTGTGTAGCGTAAATTAGTTATACGATGTAACCAGATTGTAGAGCTGCAAATGCAGTTAAACCGATTAGAGTTACAACGAAGCCAAATCGTTGTAAATTAAGTAGTTTATTATCCATAATATCTTCCTTTGTTAAGTGTTTCATTTCTAGCTAACTTCCCAGTGCCAGCATTTTAGATGAGCAGCGTCTCGACTGAGATTGTGACGTACTTGTAGCTTACCAAGTCGTACACGCAATCCGCCTTTGCCAGTCAAACGTTCAATTACCCAATGACGTGCTGGATTCTCTGCGTCCATATCTAAATATATGATACCAATTTTCTTGTTAACACACATAAGCGTTATTTTGCCTTTGGTGCAGTAATGAGTTATTAGTTCTAAGTTAAGTGCAGATTCTTCTGACAAGCGCAACGAATCGTTGTCGGGGGCAAACATACTAGGTGTTGCTTTTTTAGCATTCTGTTCGCTGTAAGCATCTGCTGTTGCGTACAAATAGTCTGTGTCCAAGTGTCCGTACTTGTGTTCTAGTTGTTCTAGTTGATATTGTACATACATCCATTTCCACAAACCAATATTGCTAAATCCCCGAGGGCCATTGCCGTTTTCGTCAACTGCTTCAGCCCTGCCAAAGCTTATGTGGTCTAAGAAGTCAACAGCATATACGGGTTCTTTGGAGTTGCCTGTAGAAGTCAACACTTCGCTTAGACGTTGCTGGTATTTTGTCCAGTGTTTGTCCACACCAGTTATTTTGCCTGCAACAATTTGTTCATTGAACCAGTTAACCGCTTGTTCGGCGGTTCCTTCATCTACTTCATTTAGATGAGCAAATACCTTAATGGCACTTTTAAAGTCGAAGTTTTGTTCTACTTCTACTTCGTGATTACTCGGTTGACATTTAATGTCTTCAATCACATTCGGGGAATTGTAATCCAACATATATTTTTACCTTTTCTATGTGTGGGGTTTTCCACAGTTTCTTAACGATCGCTTGCGGAGCGTGAGTACCGTGTGTCCTAATACTTTCTTTGGCTAGTTGAAACATTTGTCTTTTGTTCAACTTTTCGATGCCGTGTAATGGATTGGCGTACTCGCTCAGAGAAGGGTGACACATTGCATATACTGCAATTTCGTCTGTGTTTAGTGGGACTTCTATTTTGGCTAGGATACGCCTTTGTCCGTCCTCACATACTTTACTTCGCATTGTTTTGTTCCGTCATAATTCGTTGCTTTTCATTTACTATACGTTTACTATATAGCAAGAAGCTTTACTTGTCAACCAAGAAATGTTATTTTTTTGAAAAGATTAATCTCCAGCGTATACGTTAGGGCTACCGCTGGTTATTGCGCCGCTGTCAATAGCATCGCCTATACGTGCTATTCGTAGATTGTTAACAAACACACTGCCGCTACCGCCTACAATCGGAACCACGTGATTAACACAATTAGGTCCTTGATTGATAGTGTGCGGTACACTGTTATCTGTTTTTCTACTTACGCTGATGTTGTTAGCAAAGACATTACCACTGCCTTCTGCGATTGTACTTGTTCCTGTACATCCGTGACCTGTTGCAAAACTGTCTCCGATACGTGTGACTTTTGGCATTGACTTCTCCTAACTATGTTAGTATTTAGCCAATACACTCGCTGTATCTGCCATTCTACAACTAAAGCCCCATTCGTTATCATACCAAGCTAGTACACGTACAAGATTGCCGCCAATGACTTTTGTTTGGTCTGGTGCAAATATACTGCTTTCGCTTGTGTGATTAAAGTCAATGCTTACAAGTGGCTGTGGTTCATAACCTAGCACTGTTGGCATTTCAAGACTTGCTTGATGAACAATAGTATTAATTTCTTCTTTGATTGTTTCACGCTGTGCTACAAATGTCATATCAACACAACTTACGTTTGGTGTTGGTACTCTAATAGCACTGCCGTCTAGTTTGCCACGCAATGCAGGTATTACATCGCCTATTGCACTTGCAGCACCTGTTGACGTAGGAATCATACTTACGCCGGCTGCACGGGCTCTGTACAAGTCCGTGTGTGCTTTGTCGTGTGTGAGCTGATCGCCTGTGTAAGCGTGTATTGTTGTTACAATGCCACTTTGTATTCCAACTGTGTTATGCAATACTCTTGCAAGTGGTGCTAAACAGTTTGTGGTACAACTGGCGTTACTAACAATGTTGTCGTTGGCAGTAATAGTATTGTGGTTAACACCATAAACTATTGTGCGTGATACATTTTTTGCAGGTGCGCTGATAACAACTTTACGTGCGCCTTTTTGTAAATGTACTTTACAAGCTTCGCCATTGTTAAATGCGCCTGTGCATTCTAATACAACATCAATGCCTGTCCAATCTAGTTCAGCTAGGCTTCTAGTATGGCTCCATTCAGGATAGTACGGAGGTGCAAAGCGACCGTGAACACTATCAAACTTTAGCAAGTGTAGATTAGTGTCCAAGTCGCCTGTTGCATTAATTTTAACAAGTTGCATATCTGGTCTTGATTCCAAAATATGTCGAGCTGTTGCCCTGCCTATTCTTCCAAAGCCGTTTATTGCAACTTTAATCATTATAGTACAAGACCCGATGCCGGTTTGATTGATGATGTTGCATTAGTGTATGCATCAGCAAATGGCTTGTATGTAACAACTGATGTTACAACTGTGTTCTTGTTGATTTCAATAACGTGGTTAGCATCAGCTTCGTCTAGTGGCGACATAGTAAACATAAATGGTGCAAGGGTTGGGCCATTCTGTGTCATTGCAGCCAAGCAAGGCTTGCTGATTTTAAATGTGTTGAAGTCTTCGCTTTCAAAGCGTCCGACAATTTCTTCGCCACTAATTAGCTTCAAGCTAACAATAGTGCCTGTGGTTTTTGGTTGAATAATCATAGTGTAAATCCTGTTGCGTTAAATCCTGTTTCATCGATATAAGTTACTAGCTGGTCATACCCGCCAATGCTTTTCTGATTGATAATAATCTGTGGAACTGTTCGAGCGTTCGGTGCCGCTTCAAGCAGTTCTTCTCTTGTTACATCTTCGCCTACTACACGCTCTACGTATGGTATTTTACGCATCTCCAATAGATGCTTTGCTTTTACGCAGTACGGGCAGTTTGGCTTAGAATATACTATTACTGGTGACATAGTCTTGTATCCTTAAAGTGAGAAGCCTTTAAATGAGTTACTGTCGACGTCTTTCTTAACGCCTCCTACAACGTAACTTGTAATTTCTGTTTCTTGTGGTGCTACTTGTACATCTGCTCCACTAATCCATTTTTGTGTCCAAGGCAGTGGACTTGCTTGTGGAACTGTGTACGGACTTTCAAGACCAACTGTGCGCATACGCTTGTTGGCAATCCATTCAATAAATTCACTTAGCAATTGCTCGTTAAGGCCAATCATTGAGCCATCTTTGAACAAATAGTTAGCCCATTCTTTTTCTTGGTCTACTGCATCAACAAACATCTGAATACATTCAGCTTCTGTTTCTTTTGCAATTGTAATAAAGTCTGGGTCGTCTTGTGGAAGAATCTTAAGAAGCTTTTGTGTACTTGCTAGGTGCAAGTTTTCATCACGACAGATTAGTTTAATAATCTTAGCGTTACCTTCCATTTTCTTCAATTCTGCAAATGCCCACGAGCAAGCAAACGAGACATAAAAGCGTACACCTTCAAGAATGTTAACACTCATAAGTGTGCGATACAAATCTTTTTTGATTTCGTATTTGTCAACAACAACTTTCTTGCCGTTAACTGTGTGCGTACCTTCGCCTAACAAGTTGTACCAGTTTGACATTTCAATAAGTCTATCATAGTAAACTGTAATATCATCTGCACAATCTGTAATTTGGTTGATGTCCATCATTTCGTCAAAAATCAAACTTGGGTTAGCATACACGTTGCGGATAATATGTGTATAGCTACGACTGTGAATTGTTTCTGAGAATGTCCAAGTCATAATCCAAGACTCAAGTTCTGGAATACTCACAAGTGGACCAAATGCTTCTACTGGCGCACGACCTTGTACACTGTCTAGAAGAATCTGACGCTTTAGGTTTGACGTAAAGATATGACGTTCGTGTTCGTTAAGGTCTTTAAAGTCCTTTGCGTCTTTGATAACGTCTACTTCTTCTGGGCGCCAAAAGAAACCCAATTGCTTGTCTACTAGCTGGTCAAAGATGCGATACTTTAGCATATCATAACGCTGAATGCTTACGCCACCTGCTGGGTCAAGAAATGCAAGGCTGTCCAGGTGACTACCTTCTCTGTTCGTGTTGAATACGCTGTTGTTTGTCATAGTTGCTCCGCTAGAGTGATATTGGTTGAAAGGTACTACGCATAGTATACATAACTATGCGCAGTTTGTCAATGATTAAATTTGTGTTTGCTGATTAAATTGTGCAGCTATCGCAATCTTCGTCGTCTACTGCACCAGCTTCAAGTTGTGCTTCAGTGCCATCGCTAACGTCAATTTCGCCTTGTCCGTCATATGTGTTATAGTAGTAAAGTTGCTTACCACCATACTTGTAGAAGAACAACAAGTGTTGGATCATTTCACTCATCGGAATCTTTTCATCTTCGTAGAATGTTGGGTTGTATGTTGTGTTAACACTAATACCCTGATCAATGTACTTTTGCAATACTGCCATAATTTTCAAATAGCCCAGTGGAGACTTTTGATCCCAAAGTAAATCATACTTGTTTTTCAACTTGTGAATACCAGGAACAACTTGCTTTAGAACACCGTGCTTTGATTGTTTGATACTAACCAAGCTGCGTGGTGGTTCGATACCATTTGTGCTGTTTGAAATCTGTGCTGATGTTTCAGCTGGCATAAGTGCCATTAGTGTACTGTTGCGAATGCCTGTTGCTTTTAGTTGCTCACGTAGTCCTGCCCAGTCCATACGCTCAACGTGTGGTACTAGTTCGTCTAAGTCTTTCTTGTATGTTTGGTTTGGTGTAATACCCAATCCATACTTTGTTTCGTTGATACCCGATGGTGCACCTTTTTCAACTGCTAGGTCTGCACTTGCTTTGATTAGATAGTAACTCCAAGCTTCTGCCCATTCGTCTACCAATGCTAGTCCATCTGCATCAATGTCTTGATAGTTAAAGTCATTCTTAGCCAACCAGTATGCAAAGTTAATGATACCGACACCCAACGGACGTCTTTTCATTGTGCTTAGTTCTGCGGCTAGTACTGGATACTTTTGATAATCAAGTAGTGCATCCAATCCACGTACTGCTAGGTTACAAACTTTTTCAAAGTCTGCTACTGTTTTAATAACACCCCAGTTGACAGCACTTAGTGTACATAGGCTGATTTCGCCTTCTTTATCAAATACGTGATTAAGTGGCTTAGTAGGCAAATTGATTTCACAACACAAGTTTGATTGTTTAACTGGTGCAACGTTTGCATCAAAGCTTCCGTGATCGTTTGCGTTGTCTACATTCATCAAATACACACGCCCTGTACTTTTACGTTCTTCCATATAGTTTGAGAAAAGTTCAATAGCTGGAATTGTCTTGTGTCTAATAGTTTTATCTGCTTCTGCGGCTTCGTATAGTTCTCTAAACTTGTCTTGGTCTGCAAAAAATGCATCATACAGTCCTGGAACATCACTTGGTGAAAACAATGTAATATCTCCGCCTGTGATCAAACGTTCGTACATAATTTTGTTAAACTGTACACCATAGTCCAAGTGACGGATACGATTGTCTTCTGTACCTTTGTTGTTCTTTAGTACAAGTAAGTCTTCAACTTCCAAGTGCCAAATTGGATAATACAATGTAGCTGCTCCGCCACGTACACCACCTTGGCTACAACTTTTAACTGCGCTTTGGAACATTTTGTAGAAAGGAATAACACCTGTGTGACTTGCATCGCCATTACGGATTGGACTACCAATAGCACGGATGCTACCTGCACCTACACCAATACCTGCTTTTTGACTTACGTACTTAACAATAGCACTTGATGTTGCATTGATGCTGTCTAAGCTGTCGCCTGTTTCAATAAGCACACAACTTGAGAACTGACGTTGTGGTGTACGTACACCTGCCATTACTGGTGTAGGCAAACTGATTTCAAACTTGCTGATTGCATCGTAGTAATCTGTAACATACTTGATACGTGTTTCAGCTGGGTACTCGCCAAACAGTGTAGCGGCAATAAGCATATACGCAACTTGTGGAGTTTCAAAAATTTCACCAGTAACACGATTTTGTGCTAGGTACTTTCCACGCATTTGTTCCATACCAACATATGCAATAGTATTATCTCTGTCGTGATCAATATAGTTGTTAAGAGTTTCCCATTCGTCTGCGCTGTATGAAGTTAGTAGTTCACTGTCGTAATATCCACGAGCTACGTTCTTTTCAACAATCTCACGCAGAGGTAACGGAGTATAGCTGTCATAAACTTCTTTGCGCAGGTGATAGTTAATAAGTCTTCCTGCAACCCATTGGTAATTTGGTGTTTCTTCTGTGATAAGATCTGCAGCACTTTTAATAAGTGTTTCTTGAATGTTTGCAGATTCTATGCCATCATAGAATTGAATGTGGCTTTTAATTTCCACTTCACTGGCACTTACGCCTTTGATATCTTCGCAAGCAAAGAAAACTACTTTGTGTAGTTTATCAATGTCCAATGCTTCTTTTGTTCCGTCACGTTTGACGACCATAATGTCACTCATTCTTCAGTTTCCTCTTCCTCGATGGGCTTTTTATTTGTGTTGTTTAATACTATCTACAATGTCACTAGTGTGCCACTGTTCTTCTATTTTAAGGTAAGGTTTAGCGTCTGACCAGTTCATAACTTTGCCAGTTTTTTTACCCAATAATAGCTGATTGTTTATTAATGTTGTATTATATATATCATCGATCTCTTCATCGAAAACACGCATTATAATGTTGTTTAAGCTATTGTTGGTGTAATATATTGTGTATGCTATCCCTAATGCGGCACTATATTTACATATGTTACCACTGTGAATTAATTCCCACGCATCAGGCCAATTGTGCGGTGATGTTGGGTCTAAACTTATGCTGTGTAGTGGAGCATTGCCCCACCAGTGTGCCGTTGCTGAACATAAAAGTTCAGCGTCAGCTTGTTTGTAATCTTTGCGGAATGTTCGCCACATAGCTAGTCTCTGTTCTGGACGACCTAGCCATATGTTTTGCGAATCGTTGTGAGTTAAGCTTTCCAAATCTCAAATGTATAGTTAAGGGTTACGTTTACGCTTTCGTTATTTTCGTATGTGATACTAAATGTATCACCAGTGATATCACCGTCAAAGGTAACGTCTACGCTGCTCGATGGAATGTTGTATTGGTCATCAATGCTGTACACATTAGCACTATCATCAACTAGTATGCGCATTTGTCCTGCTCTCATACCACCTGACGTAGCTGTTGTACCTGCTGTAATGCCCAATGCAGTTAATGGCGTGCCATTGCCGTTTGCAAGTGTAATGCTACCACTACCGCCTTTGCGTATTACCAAATAACCACTGCCATTGTCTTCTGCTGTGATACCTGGAACTGCCGCACCGTTAATGTCTGCAATTACATCTGCTAGAGTACCAGTACCTTGATCTAGTACAATAGTTGTGCTATCAATAACCATAGTATCTGCTAGTGTAACAGTTGGTCCTGATACTGTACCTGTTTGTTGTACTGTTTGACTTGTTGTGCCTGCTGTTAGACCCAAGTCTGTTAGTGTTGTTGCATCTGCACCTAGTACGATATCAACACTAGTACCTGTTAGTAGTAGCTCGTTGCCACCTGTTAGTGTTGCCGCTATGTCTGTGATTGACTTAGCTGTAATGTCTGTAATAACATCTGCTAGTAGTGGACCTGTTGTAAATGGTACTTGTACACCATTGATTGTCATACTACCCGGAGCAGATACAGTTGGAGCAGTTACACTACCAACAATGTTGTTAGCTGGCGGAGTTACACTTGGACTAAATCCTAGTGTTGCCAATGTTGTGTTTGAACCTTCTGCTAGTGTTAGATCAACGTTTGTTGCTGTAATAGCCAAGAAGTTAGCTGACGGTGCAGCAGTAATTCCTGTTATGCCTGCGTTGTCAATGTTACTTGCCATATCAACTAGTGTTGTACCTGTGAAGTTAACTGTTGTACCATTGATAACAATGTTTGCAACTGTTACTGTTGGATTGCTTACTGTACCACTGATTGGTGAACTTGCAGCAATGTTAGTGCCTGGTGAAATACCAATAGAGTTATTTGCGTTACCTTCGTCTAGTCCAATTGTAAGATCAACTGTGTGATCAAGTACTAGTTGGTTAGCGCCATTAACACTGCCAGTTACGCCTGTAATACCTGCAGCTGTTACATCGCTAGCCATAGTAGCTACGTCTGTTCCTGTAAATGCTACAATGATACCATTAAGTGTAATAGCACTTGGAGTAATAACTGGTGAATCAACTGTGCCTACTACTGTAACTGTTGCGTCACTTGTGCCTGTTGATATACCTAAGTCAGTTAGTGCGCTACCAAAGCCATCAACTGCAATAGCGTTTGAACCTGTTATTGATAGCTGTGTGCCAACGTCTGCAAATGTTACGTCTGCAATACCAGCGGCAGTTAAGTCTGCAACTACGTCTGTTAGTGTTGTACCTGTTGTAAAGAATACTTCAACACCATTGACTAACAATCCGTGTCTACCATATGGAGTAGGTGTTGTTATTGTACCTGTTACTGTAGCTGTTCCGCCGCCGTGTGCAATAGTACCTGGTGTTAAACCAAAGTCTGTCATTGATGTTCCATCGCCAGTTAGTACAATGTCAGTTGATGGTGCTGTTGCTGTTAAACGCAATGCGCCACCATCGTTGTCTGCTACTACGCTAGAACTTGCATCATTGATAGATACAATTGCTTCTGCTAGTGAGTTACCATTGATGATAATACGTGTGCCATCAATTGTAAGTGTGTGTGCTGCATTAACTGTTGCGTTTGCTACTGTGCCTGTTTGAGTTGCAATGCCGTTGTATGTGCCAGGAGTAAATCCTAATGTTGTTGCTCCACTAGTAAGTCCGATAACCAAATCGTCGCCGCTCATTGTAAGACGAATAGCTGTGCCATCAAGGTCTGCGGTAATGCCAGTAATACCTGCGCCGTTGATGTCGCTAATCATAGTAGTTAGATTGCTTGTAGATGTAAAGCTAACTGTTGTGCCGTTAATTTCTAGTGTGTCACCAACGTTTACTGTTGGGTTTTGTATTGTGCCAGTTACAACTGCTGTGTACTCTTTCTTTAGAGTGTAGTTCATAAACACTGCATTGTATGTTGTTTTATCAAAGCGGAACGCTGTTGCTGTTCCTGCCGCCGAGCTTGCTGTAAGTGTTTCTTCACCTGGAACAACAAAGTCTGTTTTTAGTTTAACTTCACTGTTAAAGCGAGTTGTTACAACTGCTCCGTTAGCTGGTGCTGTTGCAAAAGTAATACTAATACCACTTACTGTAACACCTGGTGTTTCTACTCCATCCAAATAAACTTTTGGATTAATATAGCTAACTGGTGCTTCCAAGTCTGCTGGGTATAAGCTTGTACTTGGCATTGTGAAAACTGTGTTGCTTCCATCTCCTGAACCAATTGTAAGTGATTCATTACCAATGAACAAACGTTGCTCATCTGTTGCATAGCCGAACTCTCCGGCGTCAAGTAACGGAAGGTCAGCAATGCTACCTCGTCTAACTTGTATTTTACTAATTCTTGTATCTGGCATGATAGGTTATCCTTTGTATCTTCTATACACTATTTATGCCGGTGATCAATGACATTTTGTGTTTGGCATTAGAGATTGTAAAACTTTTCTAAACGCTTGCCCCAGGCGTCTGTCCAATAGTTGTATTCGTCGGCTGTTACTTCAAATAGTTGCCAACCTAAATCTCTGCTACACATAAAGATAGCAATGTTTTCAATTTTTGTGTCGTATAGTGCGTTGTGTGCGCCTCCGTAGGCTGCACCTTGCATAAAGTAATCTTCAATCCACTCACGCTTCTTAGGCTTGTTGGTTTGCTTAAAGTCCATAATAGTCGGCTTGCCTTTCCACACACCAAGCAAGTCAGTTGTGCCTGCATACAGTCCAGGATAGTACAAGTTTACTTCTGTACCCCAAACTTCATCCAAGTGTGGTTCAATATTGTCTTTGATTACTTGTGCCATAGCTTTAGCTTGACGATGTACAATATTGTTGCCTGGTTCGTACTCTGTGTTCAACACCCAATGTTCTAAGATGTTGTGCATAATTGTACCAACGTTGCTGGCTTCTGTAACTACACGCTGAGCTTCTTGTTCGCCGATGCGCTGTTTCCACTTGTTCAAGCCTGCCATCTTTTCGGCACTTTGTGTTTTACTTAAAATAGTGGTAACGCTGGGCAAAGGGCCGCTCTCAGTTGCGTATAGGCGTTTGCCGTCAACTTGTTTACGTTTAATTTCGGTATACGGGTATGGTGATTTTACTGTTAGCATAAACTTAGTATAGCATTATGCTAACAGTTTGTCTAGTGAAAAGTTACCAATAAAGCTTCCATTTTGGTGTTTTATTTGTTAGGCCATTTGTTAACAGTTGGATATTATATCCTAAGTTAGAAAAATGAGTTGTAACTTGTTCTATTTCGTCTGTTTTAGCTCTGTCAGTGCGTGTACCAACATTTGTTTGATGATACTCAACGCTAAGAGGATTTGGAATTTCAATTGTTTGTGCTAGAAAACCAAAACGTGCATTAGCTGTTCCTGCGCCAACTTCTAGGCACCAAGCTGTTGCTAGTGCTGTATATTCAATTGCCAAACGTGAACTACTGTCTTTGGTTGCACAAACACCAGGTATTGCTGCATCGTTGATATCTGCTATTGCACTGTTTAAGTTTACACCAGTTGTACCAAGTGTAACTGTACTACCTGCTAAAATAAGTGTTTCGCCTGCTACAAATGTTGGGTTTGAAACTGTTCCAACTAATGTAATCGCTGGTGTCGAATCAGTCATTATAGTGCCATCGTCGACTTCGATTTCATAAAGTCCACTGTCTGCCGCTACTATAACTGCACGAGCAATTGCTGATACTTCATCGTGTATTGTTACATTCGCACGAGATAAGCTTCGTGCGTCGTGACTGTTTAGTTTTCTTGTCATTTGATATCCTTACTTACTTGCTTGGCTGCTAGTTTGTCAACCGCAGTATCATCTATCTCTTGTTCTTCGTCATCTAGTTCGCCACCACTAGTGTCTACATCAGTAACAAGATCAATCTTGTTATAGCTTGCATTACTTACAACTGGCAAAGATTTTACAATGTCAAAAAGACTCTTAGTGTCAATTGTGTATCCTAACTCTCGGAGATCATTCTTGAGTTGGTCCATATCAACACTTTGAATACCTTCAGCTGAAATAGCCACGAGCAACGCAACAATGTCGTCTCGCATTTCGATAGAATAGTTTTCTGTGACTACTTCAAATAATTTCATTGTATTAACCTTTAATTTTTGCTAGTAGTGCATCAAGGTCCTTACGTGACACTTGACCATCTGTTGACATTTCTTTTAGCTCTAGTAGTGCGTTATCAAAGTCTGCGCTTTCAGCTTTTAGTTCACGACCAGTTGGATTTTCTTCTCCACTTGCTGCATCGTCACCGCCAAAGATATCTTCTGCGTCAACTGGTGCTTCTGCTTCATCTTCACTTGAGTCTAAGTCAATAAGGTCGTCAGCTGGTGCATCCATTGATGCATCCATATCAGTTGCAATCTCGCCGCCTTGTGCAATAGTAGTTGCATTAACAAGACCTTCTTTGGCACCTTTTAAATCTTCGCCTAGTTTAACTAGTAGCTCATTTACTGTTACTTCAAAAGCCTGTGCTTGTTCTGTACCAATTTCGCCTGCCATTGCTTCAACGATAGCTGGTAAATCTTGTACGTGTAGTTTAGCAACATCTTCTGCCATCTTTTGTACTTTGTCTGCAATTTCGTCTGCAGCCATAATAACTTTTGCAGCTTCAACTTCTTCGTCACTTACGTTTTCAACGATTAGTTCCAAGCTCTTAGCAACCAATGCTAGTTTAGCACGTTCTGCTTCGTTTTTTGTTTCGTCTAGTTTAGTGCGTGTTGTTGCTAGCATAGCTTCAGCACGGTCTGCGTTTACTGTTAGTTCAAAGCCAAAGCCTTCACGCAAATACTTCTGTATTTGGTTAAGCTGTGTTTCTTTGTTGTTAAAATCTCTAATGTTCATAACTGATCTCCATTTGTTATATGTATTTATAGCGTTTTCAATATTTTTGACTTAGCGATGCGCATCTTTTCATTTGCACTGTCATACTTTGCTTGATAAATGTCTTCTTTAGACTCTGTTAGTTTATCTGATGCAAGTCTGCGCTTGTAGTCATATGATTCTAATAGGGCACCTGTGTACTGTGAATCAGCTTCAATAATACGTGAAATGACGTGTGTGCCTTTGTTTAGCATTAGGCGCTTAACAACACTCATAGCTGTTTCAAACAACCCTAAGTCTGTGTGCAAGTTTGTGCCTGTAGCTTTTTCTTGTATAGTGTAAAAGTTTTTGATAATTCTTCCCACTGTTTGTTTTTCTACAATGATTTCATAATCAGCAATACTAACACCTGTTGCATTACGCTCGGTGCCCATTGCCATTTTCAAATCAATGTTCTGTTCGCTTGCTTCGTTTAGTGCTACTGTATTTGATTCAGTTGCTGATTCAAGCTTGCTTAGAATATCTGCCATAGCTCGTGCATTTGGATCACCAATTGACTTAACACGTTCGTCTGTGCTAGGGTGAGCGGCTGCTGCGGCAGTTTGTTCTTCTGTTTTCTTTGATAGGTTAGCTAGAATAGCTTCCATTGCTTTAGTGTCGTTGTATGATGCTGACATTAGTTTTCACCTCTGTTTATGTTTCTGATAAAGTATTGCCTATCAGCCTTTTCATCATATTCACGTTCTAATACGCCTTTGCGCAAAAGTCCAAGTGCTAGTACAAGCTCACGCTCGTCCAACTGATCTGCATATACATAGTTATCTTCTTTAAGATCCCACGCTTCTAGCAAGTCGCCTTCAAGCACACTTACAAATGTTTCAATGCCTCCTGCTACCATAACTTTACGCATTGCCTGAATCCAATTCAATGTGCGCACTAAGAATATCGTTTAGTGCATCTAAGTCTTCGTTTTCAAGTGCAGTATCAATTGCTAGGATATCGCTCAGTCCTAGATTGTTTACTAGTACACGAACTTCTTCGTCACTGAGTTCAAGTCCAAGTTGATCAGTAACCATAGCTTTGATAGCTGTTGCCATATTGTTGTCGTAGTCTTTGAGTCCTTCAAGTAATTTCATTTGTTTAACCTTTGTACAATTTTGCTTGCTGCGTTATACTTTTTAGTACGCTTTGCTTTACGTGCCATTCTAGCACCCATTTTAGCTTTGGTACGTTTTAGCACAAAACGCTTTTTTAAATCTACCGGAGCGTTACACTGTGTAGGGCTAGATACAACACGGCCTTTGCGTTTGCCTACTGAACATCTATACTTACGTGCAACCTTTTTGCCTTTGCGAGCCCAAACTAGTTTAGCTTCTGTAACTGCTTGTTCTGATAATTGTCCTAGCTTCATTTGTTTTCTCCGCCTTGTGGGTAACGTATCATTGTTTCTCTAAAGCGAAAGTCTTTGTTGCGACCTTTGTTTGGTACAAAACCAAAACGCTTATAGAACTTGATCAGTCTGTTTTTGTTCCCACCAAACGCACTGTCTGGGGTTAGTGCGATAATAGCACCTTCTCTATCCATTCTGTCAACAATGTCTTGCATTGCTTTTGTACCTTGCCCGGCATTACGCTCGTCACCTGATACTTCAATCTTAGATAACACATAACCTTTTTCAGCATCGCCGTGTAATGATACTTCAACTTCTTCTGTTACAGAAACATTTGGATTGAACAGTTTGAAGTGATCATTTTGTTCACGTCCATCATCTGTACTTGTTACGTCTAGTTTCCAACCAAGTTGGCTTGCCATTTGTCTTGCAAAGCGTGCATAAAGTTTTGCTCTACTAGCACCAACATCATCACTTTTATCTGCACTAAATGAAATTAGTTTTGTCTTAGACAAGTCTACTTTTGTTATCCAATCTTTTAGTACTGCTACCACAGTAGCGAAGATTCTAAATTCATCACCAGCGCCGCTTTTGCCCATTCTGCCACCGACTGCAAAGTCAATAGTCCAACTGCTGTCAGCTTCTTCCCATTCGGCCATTACTAACATCAACCCAGCTGGTGTATCTGCTTTAGCTACCCAGTGATCATCTAGTTGTTTATCCCACCTGTAAGCATACGGATTGTCCATTGATTCAGTTAGTGGTATAATGTCTGCTATGTGCATTGTCGGCTCCTTGTCGTATACTACTATTTATCATCGAAGTTTTGAATTAAAAAAAAGACAGTGTTGCCACTGTCTAGTTTTGTGATGTACTGTTCTTGTGCAGTACTATTATTTCATTAGTAGTACAACAATTACACTAAGGATACCTGCTACTACAGTTGCAATGCCACCGAACAAAATTGTTCTGTTGCTGTTGTGTGCTTCTCTGTTATCTTCGCGGATCTGATTTACTTGTGCTTCAATGTTGTCTAGTCTGTCACCAATGCGTGTGACTTCTGTTTGTAATGCTTTATAACGCTCTTGACACAAATCAACGTGTGCCGCAAGGTTTGTTCTTTCTAGTTCGCTCATTCTCAATTGCTCCTTCGTCGTTGCGTTCAGCTAGTGAGTTTTTTATTCTATATGTATTTAGTTCAAAATACTAAAATATGTGTTGATACGATCGCTTGTGTCAAACACAGGAACTGGTACTTCAACAGTTTCTTTGAGGTTTATTACCACTGGTGTATAATGCAAATCAGCTTGTAGCAATCTGATATCTATTTTATGTTCTAGTTCTATTTCAACTGCCCAACAAGTATAAGGTGCTTCGTATGGAAACCTATTGCTTTTTGTCCAAGTCTTATTCCACGTACTGCGTACAAATGGTTGTGAACGCATATCAATAGTTCGCAACAATGTATTAAGATTTTGCTCTTGGTGGTAAGGTAGTTTTTTTGATGGTTGTGTAACTTTACTATGTGTTACATCAATAAGAGTATATACTCGTAGTAGCATTTAGACAATTCCTTTGCCGAAACGCCTCCCTGCATAAGCGCCTGCAGCAAATCCTGCTGCCGCGGCGCCAACTTTAGCCATTGTTGAACTTTTCTTATTCTCTGCATTGCCAGCGTCATCAATTTTATAGCCTTTGTTTTTAGCCAGTTGGCCTAACATACTATAAAGTTCACTGCGTCTTGCATTTGCACGATAAAACTGTAGCATACGAGTTATTGCTAAACTCTTTTGCGAGTCGCTTAGCTTTTTCCAATCCATAACCAATCTACGCACACTGCGATAGTTGCTGTTGCTAATAAGTAGGTTACGCTCTAGTATTTGGAAGAATCCACGCACTTGTGCATCGGTTGTTTTATTGCTTGAAGTATTACGCAAGTAAGCTTTCATTTGTTGATCTGGAAATCTAATACGGTCTAATAGAACTTTGTCTTTAGGACCACCTGCGATTATTTTACTGTCTTTGGTTAGAAGAACGTGACAAGTGTGATACAAATCTGTACCAGCTTGACTGTAACGGTTAAAGTTGCCATACACTATTGTTTTAGTAGCGTAACGCATTGCTGCGGGGGCGTATTCAAATTCATTATATAGCACCCAAAGGGCTAGTGTATCCATAAAACAATGGTCTGCAATCATACGTGCATCACTAGCACTAAGTGCTTGACGTGTACGATACTGACTGCTTTCATTAAGGTCTTTGACAAACGAAAACTTTTCTTCATTACTTTCGCTCATAGTGTGTCCACCTTCTAGTTCTGACCATTGCTTTGCTGTATACTTTTTCATACTAATATTTATCGCTTTGTAATCTTAGCGTGTATGCTTTTAATTGTATCGCCTGCATATGTTTCAAAAAACCTTGGAGCAATTGAATGTATCAACAATGCTAACACTGCTAGTTGCAATTGTCCTGCTGTTTTGATAGCAAACAAGAGATGTTCCTTGCGTGTCATCTTAGCTTTTTTTAAATGAAGTTTGCATTCTTTGCTAAACATATTATCTTTCTCTTCCCATATTTGCAGCACTAAAGCCACTGCGGTTAACTAATTTACTATCACCTTGTCCAATTACATAGCCTTCTCCGCCACGCTGTCCGTCAGTGTATGCTTCTACGTCTGCTTCGCCTGCGTCCAATTGTGCAATGATATCATTCTTAACTGACATAATACCAGTTACAATTTTGAACAGTGCTTTCATACCATCTATATTATCTTCAACGTGTGCTAGCATACGCTCTTTCATTGGTGCTGAAAGTTTAGCTGTGTCTAACCAACCTGCATAGTCAGTGTCTAGGCTATCAAGCTTACGTGCTTTTGTCATATTGTTTACATATGAGTAAAGTGCATTTTTAAAACCACTTAGTTTGTTTGCTTTCAAGTAGCTGTCATCTAACAGTGTATCAATCTTAGTTGCATTGCTTTTAGCAAATGCTTCGAGCTTGTTTAGGTTTTCAGCTTCTACTTTAGGAGCTTGTGTTACTGTTACTGGTGGCATAATAAGCAAGTCGCCAGCGTTTAGTTTGCTTACGTCAACTTTGCTTTTGTTACCTTCGAAGTCCATATGTGCGTGTAGTACAACGCCTGCGTTGCTTGAAGCAATTTGCTTACCAATGTCACTGTCTGGCTTAACACGATACGTAACAATGTTTGGTGTAAACTCATATGCACCTTCTACGATACCTGGTGTTGAAAAGTATAGCAAGTCTCCTAGTACATAGCCTTCAAAGCTTTCTGGAGTTGCTGATTCAAATATGCCGTATACTGTTTTCATTTTTTCAATGAATGGTCCGTAGCCGTCTGGGTTCTTAGCATAGCCAGGACGATTCTTTAGCATAGTTTCTAATTCGTCTGCACTCTTTGCTCTACCGTTGTATCCTTTAGCACCAAAGCCACTTTTGTCAGTTAGAATAAAGTTACCTTCTTCGTCACGTCCAAATATAACTGCTGGCGAGCCGTCCCACTTAACTGTGATACTTGATGGATCATTTTCCAAGCCGTGTAGTGTGCTGATTGCTTTGCTGATACCTGCACTGCCGTTCCAGATAGCTAAATCTTCAACGTGTTGAATACGTGCATCTTCTGTTAGGCCCAAGTTGTAAAGTGTGTGAACATCACTTTTCTTACGTGCTGTTTCAGTTAGTTCACTTGGAACACCTTTGGCAACAATGCTAGGGTTTTTAGCAAACTGATCAAATATTTGTTTTGCTACGTCTGCTGGGTAGTTTTTCTTTACTGCCGCATACAATGTTTCAAAGCTGTACAAATCTTCCGCACTGTCTAGCTTGAGAATTTTTGCCCAGTCTTGTGGGTTCTTGTATGGACCTTTAACAACTGTGTTGCTGTTTGCTTTTGTATATCCACTGCCGTCTTTTTTAGCAACTGGTTTGCGTACAACACGTACCATACCATCTGATGGTGAGTACATCCAACGTTCTAGTTCCATTGGTCTTCCATCTTCTGTTGTTTCGTCGCTTTTGCGTGATGGTAATGCAGCCGCAATACTTGCAATCATAATGTTACGATGAACACCTTTGTATTTGCTGCTTCTTCCATCTTGGCTCATTTCTTTTGATGCAGGACTGAAGTAATAGTTTTTCATAAAGTCTACATCACCTGGCATAAAGTCAATTTGTACTTTGCCTGTGCGTGTTAGTCCTGGTGCTGTTTTAGATTCGTCGTAGCCAACAATGTCAACTACTGTCATAAACACACTAGACTTTTTAATGTCTTGTATAAGTGAACTTGTGCTTAGCTTTTTAGCAAACGCTTCTAGTTCTTCTTTGTCAAGTTGTACTGCAATATCAATATCACCTGAGAACTCTTTTTTACCAACACTGCCAAGTGCGTTTGACAATAACGGAACACCCAACTCTTTTTCAAGTTGTGCTAGTGTAGGTTCAATTTCGCTGTGGTGAATACTACCAACGCCTGGCATTGCTCCGCCTTCGTTGATGTGAAATGATGCTTGTACTATTCTTGAAGTACGGGGGCCTCTTGTAGCTTTACGCTTACTGCCTGTTGATAGGATATCAGAAATCTTCATTGCTGTGTTCCTTTGTTTGTATTACTTGTCATTGGCTTTCTTGATCCCTCTGTCAAACTTTTTAATATCTTTAGCTCGTATGCTGTTGATTAACCGTTTGATAAGATCATTTGCAGTTTCTTCGTCGTAAGTCTCGTTTATCATATCTATTAGGTTAATTGCACTGGCAACAACATTACTAGCGTTATTTTCAATCAGATACTTGCGATCGCGGGTTGCGGCGATGCTATTAATTTCTTCAAGTATGGATCTAGTACGTTTTTTCATATTATTGCCTTTTGTTATAGATATTTATGCCATTTGCATAAGTAGTAGTGAAGGAAGACAATATGCAAGATACAGATAATATAAAGCACATCATTGATAGACTCCGTGTAGTACAAGAAAACGAATTAGACATGGATAACTCACAATTGGCAAAACTAACTTTACTAGCCAAAGACGGCTTAGTAGACGAAGAAGATGTACGTGTTGTGAGAACGGCTATGATCGCTATGAACGCAGGACGTCTACCAACACTACCACAACGTACAGTACTAATGAAAATGTTAGGAACGCTAGTTGATATGATAACAGCCAATCCAAGTATGTTTTCAAGATTACGTACAGAACTAAGAAAAGACGACGAGTAACTTACTCCATTCGTTTTAACAAACCACGCAGTTTGTCGCTATGATCCGCAACTGCGGCTACATTTGCAGTAGGCTTTCCGCCTTCTGATTCTGTTCTGCGCTTGAGCTTATCCATCATTGCGCTGGTTGTCTCAGTAGTATCTTCGTCTTGGTCATCCGGATCAAGATCAAAAATTCTCAAACTTTCCATACTGTAGCCTAAGTCTAGCTTAGTTCCTACACCACTACTCGAACGTGTTTTCATAAATTGTATTTGTATTCTTCCACGCTCACGCATTGCTCTACTGCTAAAGATACCAATCAAGTTATCTGCAGTATTAATCTTACTAATACCACCTGCAATGTGACTGTGATCAAAATCAACTTCGTCAACACTACCACGGTTTAACTGTGACGCTGTTACAAACAAGATGTTTAGTTCTGTTGCTAGGTTCCGCAATTCTTCTGAAACAAACTTGTCTTTGATAAACTGATCACTTGGATTAACTTTTACTGTAACTGGCATCATCAAGTCCAAGTAGTCTACTAACAATGCATCAACTTTAATGCCTTTGTTGATTTGTACTTCTTTGATATATGCTTTGATATCGTTAACAGTACTACCGTTGGGCATCTGAATAATATCCAAACGTCCTGATGTTTTACTTGTCATCTTAACTTTGAGTTCAACGTCACTTGCTTTGCGCAATACATCACGAGTACTCATATCTGTAAGCATCGCATCTAGTCGCATAGCACACAATTCTTCACTAAGCTCTAAACTAATGTATACAACGTTCTTTCCTTGCTGACTCCAAGTCAGTGCCATATTTTGCATAAACAAAGATTTACCTGAACCTGAACCACCTGCAAATATGTTTAGCTCGCCTGGGTTAAATCCACCATACAAAATACTGTCCATAGTTTTCCAACCAGTACTGTTTTGTCCTCTGTTGTCTTTGATGCTCTGAATACGTCCTGCTGGATCGTCCCAATAGTTTGTTCCTAGTTCTCTAGTCAGTCCAATTGCAACTGCATCCTTAACTAGTTTTTCAACTGTGCCGTATTCGCCACGTTCTAATCTTTCTGCACCTTCAAGGATTGCTCCTTCGATGGCTTTGTATCTACAAAACTTTTCAAACTCGTCACGAAACCATTGCTGATGCCCATCAGTGTTGTCTCGGAGATCTTGTAAGTCTACTTCGCCCTTTACTGCCATTTGTTCAATGGTTGGCATATCACCATATTTTTCTACGTGCTCTTGCATAAATGTAACCGCAGTCTGTAGTTTTCGATCAAAGTAGACTGGTTGTAGTATAGCGTTACATTGCACAAAGAGTTCTTTGTCTGCTTGTAAAAACTCTAGATAAAGTTTTTGCAAGTCATAAGTGTATTCTTCTGACATATGTGTTTATTCCTGAACCTATTAATAATTAGTATATAACAATTTTGCCTATTTGTCAATACCGTATTTTGGGAGTACCGTATTCTGGGAGTTGCCCTATTAGTTTAGCTTCTACGTATTCATCATCTGAAATTGTAAATGCTTGTTTTATAATCATTTTTGTGCTTGGAGGGTAACAAAACCTATTCTTCTCTATAGCATCGCCTATCCAGTAGTGTCGTAACCAAACTGTTGTTTCGTCATCTAATCTAACTGGTTTCCAAGCAAATTGTTGTGACCATTGTATTTGTTTGTCACCTGAGCTGAAGTAGTACATTACTTGCAATACTTTCTGCTGAGTAGTCTTGCCTTTGTTGTGCTAGTTACAATATTGTCAAGAGTGTTCTTAACTGTAAACAGTCTTCCATATTTTAACATAGCTTCGTTGGCGTCTTTGCAATCTTCTGCCCAATCCGGATATGCTACATTCCAGCCATTTTCTAAGGCAGCGTTTACCAATGCGCTACCTGCATTATCAAAGTCTGGTAATACCACTACACGCTTGCGTAAAGCGTCAATAGTGCGCACTTGCTGTTCGCTTAGTGCTGTTCCGTTTAATGCTACACCGCCTGTTACAATAGCGTCATACGGCCCTTCTGTAACAATTACAGTTTGATTGTTCTTTTGAGCATCCAAGTTAAACACAAAGTTCTGCGGTTTGCTAAGCATATACTTTGGTGTTTCGTTGTTGCGCTCGGGTTTTGTCCAACGTGAAATATATCCTACAACATTACCTTGGTGCCTAAACGGAAGAATAATTCTGCTTCTGTGTTTCAAGGATGCAGTGTAGTACCAATCATTGTGATACAACAATCCTCTATCAGCAATGTGTTCAACACTTTGTATAAAGCTGTCAGGATTGCGAAGTGCATCAATATCCACTTCTTGTATAGGTACTGCTCCATCGGGCAACGCTACACTAGGCCAGTTGTTGCGATGAATCTCTGGCTTCTTAGCTTCTATGAATATTTGATCTGCTGTTCTGTCTTGCATCAAACGCATTGTAAGTCGTTGTACATCAGCCTTTTCAAATCCAAGTCCACGTATTAGTAAACTTTTAAATTTTCCGCTAAGCTGTGTTTGCCCTACACGATAACTTGCTTTGAATCCGCAGTTAAAGCAATTATAAGTTGCTCCCTCGTCGTCAAAGTGAAATCCGCCACGTCGGCGCTTGTCAGCACGAATTTGTCCATTGTGAATACACATAGGGCAATTTCCGCTGGTCCATCCTGTGCTGTTGGATTTCCAACCAGGTGGCATACTGTTTTGAACATAGTCTATGATAAAGTGCATATACTTAGTTTAATGTCTATATTGGATTTTGTCAACCGTTCCTTGACTGATATCTGTAATAAATCTTACCCAAAGCAAATTGCCTTCGAAGATATAACTGTCAATGCCTGTAAAGTCTGTTAACTCTAATTGCGCAACGCCAGCGATTGGATCTAATATGATATCAAAGAAATCACGCTCTGTTGGTGATTCTGCTAAGCTACCCTGAACTCTAACTGTTCCGGTTGCTCCTGTGCCGTGTATGGCAACTGTGTGTAACCCCCATACAGTTGTATCTGCACCGCCTGGTACCTTAGATGTTACTGCTTCGTTTGGATTGGTTACATTGTCTGTGCTTGTAAAAGCATCAGTGCCTTCAAACTCTTGGCTTGCGGCAGTCTGCGGAATAACATTGTCAAGGATTTCAAGTGTGTATTCTGCACGATAGTTTTGATCAACAAACAGCGCACGAGTTGAACCTGTGCTGTCTTGATAAGTTAGTACCATTTGATACAAACCTGCGTCAATTTCGCTGATGTTGCTTGCAGTTATAGATGTTGCAGCCATACCAATGGTTGCGTCAACGACTTCAAGTGTTTTAGTAAGTACAATTTCCGAACCATCAACTTTTGCAATGCTAGCTGTAATAGTAACATCGTGTAGTTGCATTGGTGCTCTATCATCTTTGATGTAGAATACAATACGTGTATCAACGCCTTTAATAGCTTTGAAACGTCTAAAGTTAGTTGGTTGGTGGCGTGTTGTACCTGCGTTACGGTTTACTACCATATCGCCACGCTGTGAATAGTTATAGCTTGTGCCTGCTGTCATTTTCTTTTCCTTAAAACTGCACTACTATTTATGAGATAAGTAATAGTACAATGACAAATGATTATAAAAACTTTTTGGAAGACTTTCCATTTTTAACACTTGCACGTTGCGGAAGCAACGAGTATGTTGGCATTATACAAAATAGCGATGCCGGTATTACAAGTATGTATGTGTATGAGATGATCCGTGACCAAGAAATGCGTAAAGTGTTTCTTGAACTTGGTGATAAATGGTGGTGGGAAACAAATAGGCAGATACCAATCAATATCATTATGGGGCAACGATTTAAACCATTCAAAGAATGTTTAGTTAGTTTCACTCCTAAGGACTTTGAAATACTTCACGGTCCCGTAGTATGTCTACGTGATATTATGACAAAGCGTGTTAAACGCAAGAACATTCAGCTTATAAGAAAACCATAACTTCTATAGTGCTTGTTCTATTAACAAGTTCATATGTGCTACTACGGCTAACGCATAGGATATTGCGTGAGCTTTTTTAAAGTAGTACGTGCCGTCTTCTGGCCTGATCCATACTTCCTTTAAAATAGTATCCCAAGGTTTGTCTGCTAAGTGACGTTTTGCTGGACGAATAACTGCCAACAGTGCAGCTAGCTTTTCTAAACTGTCTGGCTTTAGTGTTTTACACAGTTCGTGATGTCCGCTTACGTGAAACAACAAATCACAAAACTCTTGTTCTTCTAACAATGCCCATACTGGTTCTTGCTTGCATAGTGCGTCCAAGTGATTGTCATCTCTAACGTCTTTGTATATGTTAACATTAAGTACATCAATCTTAAAGTAACCCAAGTCTTCTGCTGACTTGTATTCAACTGTACTCCAACCCGTAAATGGATCAGTTGGTATCTTATGAAAATACACACCTGTGTTGTGTTTGCTTATCTTGCCATCCCTGTCCATACTAGCAGGAACACCGCCAAGTATTGTTAGCAGTTTGTCACGATCAAACGTGTCGATGTCAATATCTGTATTTGCTATCTTCATTGTAGTACCGTATTAATAAACGCTACATCATTTGGATATAGCTTTAGTTTTCTTCGCCAAAATACAATGTCAATTGTATTAGCAATGCCTGTGATGTATTCGCCGGGCATTTCATCTAAAACTGCTTGTGCTTTATCACTGCCAAACAATATCCAAGGACTGATGTTTCCTACACGTATATCGTTGTATATAATGTGTACACCAGCTTTGTCAAAGTATTCACTGAAGTGAGCATTGTGTGTGCTAGCCCACTCTTCTGCTAGCTTTACAAAGCGTTCTAGCGCCCTGTCTACTGTTTCTTTTTTACTGTAGTCAGCTAGATATTTGTCATACGTACTGTCCTTTGTCCAACTCCAATCTTTGACTTGATTGTCTACTAGCCAACGCAAGTATGCTTCTGGATTGGTTGCACGTATTTCTAATACATAAGTTCCCCATCTAACAAACATTGTGTAATATTTGCTTTTGCTAAACTCAGCATATGTTTTTTCTTTTTTATGACCCATAGCCAAGCGATACCATTGATTAAATGCAGTGTATCCGATTACTACGTTTTTGTCATTCTTTTGCAATGCACGCCTCTTGGGTTCACAGGTATGTGCGAACATACTGCTTTCACGCTTGAACGTTTTTCCGCAGTATTCGCACTTGTTGCTATTGCTCATTTTTTCTTCTTTTTAGTCGCTGGTTTCTTTTTGAAAATGTCTTTGATTTCTTTGTCGCTCATACCGCTGTCTTCCATCATTTGTACAAAGTCAGCTTCTGTGTTATTGTTAACCACAAGTGCAAGCTCATCGTCATTCCAGTCTGGGTACACTTCCAACAACCACTTTTCAAGTTTGGTTGTTTTGTTTTTATTACCTTTGCCCGGAGCAATCCAAGGATGATACATACTCTTGCCAATGCCTACAGTTTGCATTAATCTAAACTGTAGTTCAGGATGATGTCGTAGTGCGTTGCTGTGTACGTTAACAAGTTCGTTTGTCATAATCAAGTAGTGTTCATCAATATCAGATACACGACTTTCAACTGCACTACAATAACGTGACATAACCCAAAGGCTACTGAGTACCTTTTTGCGGTCTTCTTCGCTTAGTCCATCTAGCCACTTGTGATTACGAGTGTCAATGGCGTGCATTTCATTTTTAACTGTTGCTTGTGTCATACTATTATTATACTACCAAAGATGACGTACGTCAAGTAAATCAGGAATCTTATTTGTGTCTTTGACAATATAAACACAATCACTTTCCGGTTTGTCTGTTAGTGGTACACATAGAATGTGTCCGTACTTTAGTTTAGGGAAGAACCATTTGACTTCACTGAATACGTTTGTAATTTCAAGTTCCTGGAAGCTTGGCAAGAAGCCGCTAATAGGATTGAATACAAATGTGTGGAAGCCTCTGTCGTTTAAACTTGTTACTGGAACTACTTCTGGATCACCTACCATTGGATCACAAATAATAATGCTCCAGTCAAGTGGTACTTTAAGTTCGTGGTTGCCAATTTTAATAACTGCTGCTGGCGCATTAAACTCTTCTAAAAATACTAGTGGTACAAAATAATAGTCTGCATTGTGCTTGTCACTGTAGTCAAGTACACAATACCGAACGTCTTCAATTTCTTCGGGTACGAAATCTAAATCATATGTTTGGTTTTCATTTGTTAGAATTCTCATCGGTAGTTTACTTTCTTAATTGTATATGGATAGTTTGCTTCTTTATAAAACTTCTTCCTTGCTGTTAAATGCTTCTTGGAAAATTTAGCCGAGCTAGTAATATCCCAAATGTTTACGCTGTCTTTGTCTTTGGCTTTACGAATACCACGTCCAATACTTTGAATAACTCTAACAAAGCTTTTGCCGGGTTCAATCATAACCAAGTTAAAAATACGTGGAATGTTAATACCAACTGCGGCAACACCATATGTTGCTACAATGATTTTACCATCTGCACTACTTACTGCATCATATTCTTCTTTGCGTTCTGTGCTTTTCATAGCACCACGAATAAACACTGTATCTTCTGGCAATCGTTCTAGCAAGCCTTCGCCTGCTTTGATTCTATCTACTAGGATAAGTGTGTTACCGTCTTTGGCCAAGTCACTTACTAGATTTGCCATATAGTCCAAACGCTTGCTGTCTGTTGTTAGGAATGTAAGCTCGCTTGCATAGTTGTCATACATTGCTGTTTCTTGCAACTGCATAACGTTAACGTGACAGTTAGCTAGTACGCCCCTGTCTTGTAGTACCTTAGCACTAAGCTGATTAACAACTGTACCTAAGCTTGTGTTCAATGTCATTATTTCGTGATCGGCTTTTGGAATAGTACCAGTTAGTCCCCAACGAATAGGAATGTGTTTGAAAGCACCTGTTAATAGCTTTTTAAGTACATCGCCCTTTGCTTGATGCACTTCGTCTACGATAACGCATATTACATCTTCTGCAAAGTCTTCCAAGCTCATATCGCTCTTGCCGTTTTTGAAGTTCTTTTCGATTACGTTTAAACTTTGCCAAGTACAAATAGTGTGTGTCTTACCAAAGTCTTTTCTGTCACCAAAATAAACACCAACGTCCAATCCAAGGTTCACATAGTCTGCTTCTGTTTGTAGCACCAAGTCTTTGTTTGGCACAATAACAATACTGCGTCCGTATGCTTCAACAATGTTTGATAGTCCAGCAGTGATAAGTGTCTTACCTGCTCCAGTGCTGATTTCTTGCAAGCACTGTGGGTTCTGACAGAACTGGTTGATAATCTCAACTTGATAGTCACGTAGTACCACAGGCTCACCTTCGATAGGGTGCCCAGCTGGCCAAAGCTTTTCGCTGAAATGTGTTTCTGAAATTTCAGGAAACTTAAACGTGCCGTAGTCGTTGCGTCTATCATCAATTTCGATTTCGTATCCTGCGTCCATAACAATTGGAAGAATACGCTCTAAGAGATTAATGTATGTTGCTCCGCCTACACTAAAGAAGTTAACTTTACCGTCCCAACGTCCTAGTTTAAATGCAGGTACGTGGAATGCATAGGGTAGCATAAACGAAAATTCGTTTTGGAGTTTACGACGAACATTTAAATCGAGTCCTTCGACTTTACAATTAACTTCGTCTTTGAGTATAATATTAGCTTTCATATTATTAGTATACAACACTTTCTATTTGATGTCAAGTGAAAGGGGAACCGAAGTTCCCCTTTCTTGTATTGATTGGGTCCTGTAGAGAGACAAAAACAGAGGAGACTACCAATCAAATTCTATTATAATTATGCTCGACGCATACAAGTACTTTCTGCGTATAGCTTCCACTTTGCTGGATTCATTTTGCGCAAGTCTGCAACCTTAGTTACCATACGCAATGATAGTTCACGCAAACGGTGCTGGTTAGTTTCAATGAAGTTTAGTACTTCATCTTCGCCTGCTTGGTCGAAACCATATTCGTTAAGCATACCATCTGCTGTGATTTGCTTACAACGCAAGAACTTTTCACGCATTGTATCCATAGTCAAATCCAAGTAGTGACAACGTGACAGGATAGCATTAAGATGGTCTTTGAGTTTGCCACGTGTGTTTTCGAACTTTAGGTTAGTAATAAAGATAACACTTCCACGGAATTCAAATGTATCCGGAATACCTTCACGGCGCAATAATGCGCTATCTGCTAGCCAGCTTAGTTTACGCTTCTTGCTTGAGTCTAGTGCAGCTTTAAGCAAGTTAAGGCTTGTTTCATCATACAATACTGTATCACAATCATCTAGTACAAGTACACTGCCTGCGTCTGCATATTCATACAATGTTTTGTACAAACCAATTGCACTTGACGCACCTTTTACTACGCCATATTTTTCTGCGCTGTTCTGAATCTTACTAGCAACTTTTGCTTCATCAAGCACTTGCTCAACTCCAAAGCTTTTGCCTACTCCTGGAGGGCCTGTTACTACTAGTCCACGTACTACGCCGTCTACGCTAGCTTCTGCCATATCTGTTAGGATATCAAAACGCTCACGTAAACGTTCTATTACTTGCTCATCTGTTTCTGTTGGTTCAACAGTCTCTGATGGCTTTTCATCTGTGTTACGTACCATTTCAGCTGATTCAACTGTGATACGAATGTTACGTGCAGGAAGGTTAGCGTGTCCTTCTGCGTTAACTGTTACGAACATACCTTTTTTGCCTGACTTAGGTGCTTTAACTAATTCAAATGTTTGATTAGCAATAGCAATATCTCGGTACTGGCCTTTTGTGATTGTTACCGTTGTCATCTCTATAACCTCTATGTTTGTTTTGTCTACAATTTACTATACGACAAGTTCTTTCAGATGTCAACCTTTGATACCATATTTTTTCAGATTATTTGGTACCTTTTTTAATCTTCTACAGTTATTGCCTGTCTGCACACAATATTGTACTTTTCAACTGCATTGATAACTTCCATAGGATCAGTTATTAATGTACCAATTGGCATATACGCATTGTACTTGAGACTGTGACTGTCAGGGTCGTGTCCTAGCTCAATTAGCTGTTCTTTGTTATCATCTAAGAACTTTTGGAATATCGGATGGTGATGATAGTTTGGAGCGTCTGTTTGTCCTAATACAAACTGTGCAGTGAAAACAGGTGCTGTCTTCCATTGTATTGGTCCACGAGCCAAATGTTCTACAGTGTCTTGATTCTGTGCATACTCGATGGTTTCTGTGTGGTCATAGTCCAGATGTCCGATGGCATCCCACTTGTTGAGATATAGCTCGCCAAACTGTGGCTTGCCACGTAGACTGGATTTCATATCAGCTTCGCTTACGTCATTGACTTCAAAGCTTTTAAAAGGAATCAAATGCTTGTAGTGCATTTTGAATTCAAAACTTTTCATATCGGGTGCCATAACAGTTGGCCATTCGCTCCAGCTTACCATATTCAAATGTGGAATTTGCACAGTGTGTTCCCAGGCATTCATTACGCCCTTGGTAACTTCGTTGTCTAATAATTCCCAACGTACTGTGAACTTTTCCAAATCCGGATCCATTGATCGCACATTGTAGCGCAATTCAGTTACACTGTCTTCTTCTAGTCGCTTGGCTATGTATTCGTCTTGTGATGTATCGTGATACAATCCCTCGTACGTTTTATCAGTTAGTCCAATTTCAAAATATATTCTACTCACGATATCTTAACCCTGTTGACTACTGTTTCTTTACAACCGCTAAACTTACTTGTTTGTTGGTCCTTGACAGTAGCTATAATCTTAATATGCTTGCCTTCAATTAGGCTAGCAATGTCTGGATCTTTGTTCCAGAAAAATGTAACAATATTTTCATCCTTTGTTACTGATGTAACCAAATGAATATTGTACTTGCTCAAGTATTTAACATCAACTACTCGTACAGTAAACGAGCTACGCTTTTTAACATCGCCAACGAATTCGCTTTTACCACGCATATCGTCGTAGAAGTCCTCTAGTTTATCTCGTTTGGCTTGAATGCGTCGACTGTTGGGAATACTTGCTAAAATACTTATGCCAAATGCATCTGTTTCTGTTTGTGCAATAACTTTGCCTACAGTTTCTTCAAAGCTGTTTGCTTGTCCTAGCATTTTCTTTTCAACGACTACATCGCTGAAGAATTCAATCATATCGTTTGCTTGTGCAATATCCTCATCTGAAGGCAGTACGCCCTTTTCCAGATAGTGCTTTACAACTGTTTTATTATCTTCTACACGCACTTCGTTGTCGTGGTCCCAGTATCCGTGTCCGCTTTTGATAAAGCCTTGTACACGGTCTACTGTAATAGAAAGAGCTAAAACTGTTTTAACATCAAACGTAGCGGACATATTAGTTTCCAACCGTAAACTGTGAAATTTGTGTTTGTACATATGTGAAGCCTTGACATTTAGTGCATAGGCACACATCATCTTCAAATTGGTCAATATAGTATTCAACTGTTGATTCTGTGTTTTCTGTTCCGCAGTTATCGCAAATGTGTAGTTCTGTGTTTTCCATCTTCGTTTCCTCTTTGTGTTTCGGCTTATACTTACAATATAGCGGTTCTTGCCACAGAAGTCAACCTTTTGTAACAAGATAGTTTTGTTTGTTTTCAATGACTTGCAAAATAATTTATTCTGTAGGTACAACAGTATGACGCATATAGACGTGATCAACGTGTTGCCAAGCAACAGATTTCCAGAACACTATTGCATCGGACTTTGAACTAAATTCTTTTAGTAGTACGCTGTTGTTACTGACTCTTGTATCAGTTTCACGCACTTGCCACTTGCTTGTTTTCATATGGTTATCCACCTTTCTTTAAGTAAATCGTTTTCTACTGCCCAACGATGAAACAATCCTACTTCGCGACCATATGCCTCAATTTCCCAAGGTAAGTCCCAGTAGTCAGTTTTATCAGTTGATACTTTCTTTCCACGCCAAGTTGGTACTCGCGAAGCCATTCTTAGTTCACCTTTGTTAACTTGCTTAACGTGAACCATTTCGTGTGCAACTGTTTTTAGCATCTGTGCTAATGGCAACGTGTGACTAACTTCGATCTCGTGTACTTTCTTATCAATGCTAAGGCAATATCCTTCGGCATTGTGAAGTGTTTTAATTGTAATATCAATGTCAAGCGTAGTCGTACGTGGCATAAGCTTTTTGATTACATAGTTAACTATGCTTTCAATAAGTTCACGCTGTCGGGGGCGTCCGCCTTTTACAGTGATATGGTTCATTATCGCATCAATCCTGAACGCACAACTGGATGCCCAGCAGTTGATAGTTCGCTGTGCAATGCACGGCTTTGTTCTTTGGTTAACCCAATATATTTGAGTTTTTCGCCTGTGTGAATATCAAGTGTTGCTTCTACGTACCACATTACTGTTTTTCCTTATTAACATTTGTGTTTAACTTATATATACGTTATAGCATCTGTTCAAAGGATTGTCAAGAAAAAACACTAGAAAAAAATCTAGTGTTTTCAAAGGGTTATAAAATAGTTTGAAAAAAGTTTGTTAAATGTTACCTTGTACTTCATCTAAGAAGTCAAAATAACCTTCGCCCATAGCTTCCAAGCACTTACGAGGGTCACCACCGCCAACGCCTGCACCTAGTAAAACACTGCCTACACGTTTGATGCCAGCTTGTTGAGCAGCTTTCATAAAGTTGTATGTGCCTTTGTGTACAATGTCAAGACTTGGTGTTTTGGTTTGCATTTTACCAAAGCTATCATTTCTACCAATAACTGTTGGAACAATAATAATCCACGGAATAGTTCCGCCAACTTTGATTGCTCTTGCTTGTCCTACAACCATTGGCTTGTCTTGTATGCTCTTTTGTACAATTTGTTGTAGTGGAATCTTTTGATACTTTTCAAAGTATGTGCGAATCTTCAAGTCGTAACCACCTGACATTTCGCCAATTGTATTAGCAGGGCTAACAATAGCATCAAGGTTAACCGACATAGGATCGCCTCGTACCCATTCGTCTCCTATGCCCATTTGTTCTGCTAGTTCGATGATATGTGTTTTTGTATCACCTAAAATTAAGTCTGGTACCATAGTGCTTCCTTTATGAATATATCTAGATTAACTGGAGCAAAATCTGTTTGTTCCACACTTACACATCTATAGTTTTCGCCTGCAACTGGGTTTTGGTGAATGTGTCCGTGTACGTTTAATCTTTGTCGTGGTTGGTGTTCTAAAAATCTCTTACCCGGGTGTCCACGATTTAATGCAAAAGCTTCTTGGGGCGTATGACTTAACAGTACATTGTCGTTGTATAAGTCTACCCAGAAATCAATGTGTGTCCAATCAAGTGTGCTTTGGAATCGTATGTCATCGTGGTTACCAACTATTAGGCGCTTCTTGCCATTTAGTCTAGGGTGTATGTTGTCTCTATAGTGTTCTTGTTCGGGAATGTGACAAACGTCACCCAAGTGATAAACTACATCGTCGGGTGCAATAGTACTGTTCCATTTGTCAATGAGAAATTCGTCGTGTTCGTGGGTATTGGCAAAGCCAGGGCGAATATACTTGCCAGTGTAGCTATCAATAAATTTAAGTACACTCTCCTGTGTAAAGTGAGTGTCGCTTATAACCCAAACGTTCATTGTCTCTTTTCCTCTTATACTTATTTATATAACTGAGGTTTGTTCTTTTGTCAAGAGGTTTTTAAAGTTTACAGACTCTTTTGCCTAGCCACGGACAAGGGCCATTGACTGTTTGGAATACTACATCTCTGTCAATTATTGAGAATGCTTTGTCAAAATCATTGCTGGTATTAATAACACTATCGTATTCGGGTGTTAGCTTTTCAATTGCGTTATCTAACATTTTACTATCTACACCAATTGTGGTTCCTTGCAATAGTACAACTACATCAACTTTCTGTTTTATTTCTTTTTCAATTTCTGTCACAGCGTGTTTGATTACTTCGTGGTGACTTGAATTCCTACTTGACAAGTGACTAGGACGCAATATTAATTCGTACTCGTATAGTTCGCTGAGTTCCATAATCTTACTATCATCTGTGCTACAGTATATACAGTCAATGTGTTCACTGCCGTGGGCGGCAATTATACTGTGCGCAAACGCAGGATGTCCTTGCACCTCTGACAGGGTTTTGTTAGGTAAGGGCAAACATTCAGCTTTAGCAGTTTGTATTGCTACTATTGTTTTTGACAAAATAGTCTCCGTGTTAAAATGTGTACGTGTTATTTAGTATCAAAACTACATATTTAATTCTTTATAAATACTAGTATGGAAAATAAACCAAAGTGCTATGCTCCTTACCTAGGAGTGTTTTATCGCACAAACAATAACAGAATCTCACCTTGTTGTCAATATCTTGAACATTCAGACCCTAATGAATATGATTGGCAGAAAGTTGCCAACGATGTAGAACTAGGCGAAGAAAGTAAAAACTGTGTAACTTGTTACGACAGAGAAAAGTATGGCAAAACCAGTTTGCGTCATAGCTTTGACAAATACAAAGAAAGCTTTGCTCCCGATTGGAAGTCAGGCTTTAAACCTGTGTATGCTGATGTTCGCACCAGTAACTTTTGTAACTTGCAATGTAATATGTGTTCGCCATTGGATAGCAGTAAGATCGAAAGCTTTGTTAAACTCAATCCACAAATGGAAAAGTACTTCAAGGAAGTAGGCAAAGACTTTAAGAACCAAGCTGTAAATGTTCCTGTTGCAAACTTAGAAGATTTAAAAGTACTCAAGGTTGCAGGTGGCGAACCTACTATTGATCCTATGTGCAAGAAGTTCTTAGACCAAGTATGCTACGAACATATTACAAGTGATATGGACTTATGGGTTACAACAAATGCAACTAAGATGATTCCATTCTTGCAAACATACAAACCAAAGTTTCGCAAGTTGTGTGTAACACTTAGCTTGGATGCAACAGGCGATATACTTGAGTTTATACGCTATCCTGCTCGCTGGAAAGACATTGAATCAAACATAAACGATGCTATCGAGCAAGAGTTGTGTGACGATATGAATGTAAACATTGTAGTACAACCTTACAATTTACTTACATTAAAACAATGGCTTCCGTGGTTTTCAGAGTTTAGAAAACGTGTACCACGCACTAAGATTGTTTTCCTTGAATGTACTACGCCTAAGCATTTTAGCTTACGTGCAATGCCAAACGTGGCTAAGGACGCTGTACGTGCGTCTGTACAGGAGCTGCGCACTAGTTTAGATAATATGGACGACAAGCTTGATGAACTAGACAAAATGCTGGATAAATCAGAGTACAAAAGAGAATATCACCAGATACTTTTAGAGTATACTGATGATATTGCTGTTACCCGTGGTATGGGTAGTGTTTACGATAAGTTTCCAGAATTCAATGTGTTAAAGGTTGATATCCTCAAGTCCAGCGGCACGTAGTTTCACAATATTATTAATCTGAAACTGCTTTGCATCCAGTGCTTTGATAACACCCATCATCTTATTCCTTACAAGTGCAAACTCATTTATTAGATGTTGTAAGTCAATTACTTCGTCTACTCCATCTACATACTTGTCTGCGTCTCTGCTACTTAGAGCACGATTATAATGCTCTAAGAATTTCTTATAGTGTTCGGTGCGCTTCTTACGCATTTCAATGTTGAGATATTCTAGGATAGCTTCGATCTCTTGAAGCTGGTTGAATCGATGTGCTACTATGCCTGGCATCTCTCGACTGTGCTTTTCAAGAATACCTTTAAGACTAGTATCTTGTTTGCCATTTTCGATTTCTGCTTCAAAGTATGTTATACAGTCAACAATTTTACTCAAATCATCACGTACTGTATTAAACCATCGACTCATTTATTCATCCCAGTCATTGTTGTAATCATCTACATCTTCGCAGAGATCTAGTTCAGTTGCTAAGTCATTAAGTGCTTTATCAAGCACACCACAAGTACCAAATAAGTCACTTATACTTGTTTCGATGTCAATCAACGTTGAATCAGATAGTGTTGCAACAAATTGCTCGGCGGCGTCTTTGCGTTCCTTTGCAGGAATATATTCACGCAATGCTGACCAGAAATTAAGTACTTCAGATGCGTCAGACATTACTCTTCTCCACCTGCATCCATTGGCATCTCAACATCGCCCATTTCAGCAATGACTTCTGGACCTTGGTGATCCCATTCCATCATAACTGTATCTAGACAATCATCTTCGTTCTTTGCCCACGCTTTGCGGAACTTGAGTACAACTTCGCCAGTTACTGGGCTAGTGTACTCTAAACGATTACCAACTTTCTTTAGTGCGCCTTTAGCGTCAAAGAAGTCTACCAATCCACTGTAAGGACTCATACCTGTTTCATATGGAATTTCAATCTGTACACTTTCAAACGGCTTGCTGTAACGTGTTTTCATTACTTTACAAGCGGCTCTAATACCGTGTACTTGTGATGTTTTATTTCCATCTGCGTCAAGTTTTAGTTTTAGCTTCTTCATTGCAACAACAATACTTGATGCATAAATCATACCTTGACCACCTGAAATCTTATCATCAGGGTCAAACATATCTTGTGAAGCGTATGTGTGGTTAGTTGCTACTAGACCAATGTTGTAGTTACCAAACATATTAACACAGTTTGTTACCAATGATTTCAGTGCTTTGGCCTTACGCCCCATATCACCTTTCATATCACCTGCATCGAACTGATTTAGTTCTGTTGGCGACATCATCATACCCAACGAGTCAATTACAAACAATACCTTAGGACGATCTTCGTCTGGTGTGTCCGAATAGCTGTCTTTGTAGTCTTTCATAAATGTCGAGATTGTTTTAGCAACATCGTCAATCATAGCCATATTAAGCTTTAGAAGTTTATCTTCTGCTGTGTCTACATCTAATGCGTGTAGCCATTTTTCATCTAGTGCGTTTTCAGAATCGATAAGAACAACAAAGATACCTTGATCTTGTGCGTTTTTAACAATGTTACCAGAAGCAATAAATGATTTACCTGCGCCTGATTCGCCTGCTAGAACAGTAACTTTACCTAACGGAATACCGCCTTGGAAGTTGTCACTGATAAGTTTGTTTAGTGTATAGTTGCCCGTTGAAATCCAAGTGTCTGGATCACGGAAGCCGGTGCTTAGTCCGGGTACGCTTTTCGTAATAGTTTTACGAAACTTCGTAACGTCAAATGGTTTTGCCATATGTCATTTCTCCATAAATTTATTTGTAAGAGTAGTCTAGGTTGCGCCTATCGCGGCGCAACCCTTATTAGCTTATTAGCCTTCTTTTCTTGCTCGGATTGCTGCTAGAATATCTTGAGCTGATGCTTTTGATTCTTCTGCAGGTGCCGCTGGTGCAGGAGCAGGTGCTGTCGCTGGTGCAGGAGCAGGTGCTGCCGCTGGAGTCGGAGCCGGAGCAGGTGATGCCGCTTGTGAAGGTGCTGTAGCTTGTGCGCCTGTTGGGGCGTCTACACCCCAAGGACGGTAATACTGTCCCCAACGTGCTGGGTCATATGCTTGACCGTCTACACTTGCTTCAAACATTTCAAAGATTGCGTTAAGTGCATCTGCGTCTGGACGCTTAGGCATATACTCGTCTAAGTTGAACAAGCCGTTTGCTTCGATAGCTGAACGCTCATTGTCGCTCAAGCCACGCTCACGTCGAGCCCAGTTTGAAGTTGTATAGTCAGCGTACTGACCTTTTTGAGTTTTGACTAGTTTAAAGTCTGTACCTTGCTCATAATCAGTTGGAATCTCTGGGAAGTCTGGGTCCATAAGAGCCGCTTTGATAATGTTAAAGATAGATGTGTTAATGATGAATCTGCGAATTGGATTCTCTGGGTTGCTGTCTGCCATTGGATTGTCTGTTACAAAACCTTGGAACAAATAGCTACGCTTTTTCCAATATTTACGTGCAGTATCTTCCAACGAAGGGTCTTTAAACCAAGGACGGATTTCTGCGTGTACTGGGCAAGACTCGCCCCACATTTCAACACAAGGAACTGTTACAGTTGTTTGCTTGTGTTCGTCTACACCAATGATTCCGTTGAATGGGATACGAATCATCTGGCGTTCTTTCCAGAAGTAAGTGTTTGTTTCGTCTGCGTCTGGGAGGAATCGTAATGTGGCTGTTTCGCCTTCATTAATGTTCCAAAACGGGTATACTGCGTTATCTCCGCCACCGTTTTGATTGTTGTTTTTGTTACCTTGTGCTTTGCTCTCTTGCTCGAGTAGTTTCGCACGAATTTCTGCTAGTGATGCCATAGTTGTTTTCCTTTATTAGCCTATGTTAGCCTTTATTAGCCAAAATGTAAACACACGTCGTTGTTTACAATTAATAATAACACACTTTGTACGGTAGTGTCAACCTCTCTTTTGAACTAAATTATAAAATTATAGTCTAAAGATATGCGCTTCAGAAAAAACTGAAAGTGCATTTTCAATATCCTGAGTAGCTTCACAAACTGCTTCAGACTGTACTGACTCAGTTACATTTGCTTTCTTAAACACGTACTGTACTGCTTTGATAGCAACAGTTTGTTCTTTTGCGCTTAGCTCGTGGATGTCATCGCTTAGTTGTCCTAGCATATTAGCTAGTTCGTCGTCTGCAATGTAAGATGCCAAGTATCCAGCAGTTATGCTTGCTTCTGCTGTTGGGCTAGAAAAATTCATATTTGCTGGATAACTTGGATCTGTTGTATCTAAAGCTTTACGAAGTGTAATGCTTTGTGATGATGTGACTTTGTTTATTAGATTGTGTAGAGCTTCTGTTCTACGTTTTTTTGCTGAGTTTTCGTTAACTAGTTGGGCAACGTGCGGTAGTGCATCGGCGACTGTTTCGTCAAAAAGTCTTACAGTAAACTGATCACGCAAGTCACTTACAAGATTGTCGTCAATCTCATTTGCTTCATTTGCATAGTTTTCTGTGTAAGCTTTATAGCCTTTAGTGCCACTTAGTTGTTTAAAAGTCTTACGGATTGCTTTCATACGTTCTTTCACGCTGTCATAGACTTCAGCGGTGTCTTCACTTACGAGTGAATGCTGTTTTGCATACTTGCTAAATTTGTACAAGTTTGCTTGCTCAGATACAAGTGCATTAATGTGTTCAGCAATCTCGTCTACTAGGTTGCCTCCCTGCTTAACGTGCTGTAATGTTGCTCGTGCTGCACTTAGATTTGTATGTGGTAATAGTGTACGCTCGTTATCAGCTTCAACGTAGATAGCTTTGATGTTACGTGAACGTGAGCCACGTTTTTCTTCATCAACTGCTACACGGTGCTTGATAACAAGACGTGCATTTTCTAATGCTTGGTAACTGCTTTTTTTGGTACCATATGCTTTGCTAATGCTTTCGCTTACGTTAGCTGATGCTTTAGCTTGGTACGCAAAGTCTTTTGGTTCTAGGTGTTTGCCGAATGTACGCAATGTGTATTCTGCCAATGACTTGTTAGCAACAGTGCGTAGTGTATCAAGCATATCACGGATATCTTTAACTTCAATACCTTTGCCAATATTAACTTTAACTTCAAAAGGACTTTCTTCATCTTCAATAGTAATCATTGTGTTGATGTCTTTGATGTAAAAACGACGAGCGTTTTCTGGATCAACTTCGCTAGCTCCTGCTGTTGTGAACAACTGAACTGTATGTCCAAAGCTTTTTGTTACTTTGAATATGTCGTTTGCTAGTGCTGATGCAGTTACTGCCATTGTAGTTCCTTTTCAATTGTTATAGTTATTTATCTATATTGTGTCATAGAAAGCCCATTGGCATTGGTGAAAAATCATCATCATCGTCGTCAAATGCGTCACGCAGTTCTTCAAATGTTTGATCATCGTATTGGCTAACAATCTGTGTCATACGTACTACTAGCATAGTTG